ATGGCTACGCAGTTGCGTACCTTTGAAATAGATGAAGTAGTCATGTATTAATTATAAAAAGTATTTTTGTTAATATAGTTAACAATAGGTAAACAAAACAATAATTCTTATTCCCAACATAAAGCCACGGATAGATGTTATAATTGATGTATGAATAATTGTCCACTTTGTAATGGTGACTTGGTAAACGTAATTTACGGCTACCCTACACCTGCCCTAATTGAGATGGCTAAAACCGATGGCATCGTCTTGGGCGGTACGCTAAAGGGCTTTAGACCTACCCACTACTGTCACGCATGTCAGGAACAGTTCCCTCGTCAGGAATCCTTGTTCTCAGACCCTGAGTAGTTCTTTATAAATAAGGCTAGACATTGCCTCAGATCATTGGTATAATAGAACAATGAATAAAACAAAAATAACCCTAGCCCTTTCCGCTATCCTTACCCTATCGGTGTCTGGTAGTTCTGTTGCTGCTGGTGACACGAACGATACTGCAACGATCGTAACTGTGCAGGCTACTGCACCAGAGTTCAAGCCCAAGGCCACAGTAAAGAAACCTGACGTTAAGAAGAGATTGTCTGCAGTAGAACTAAAGAATCTTTTGCACAAGGTAGGCTTTCGTGGCAAGGACCTGGTAGAAGCGTGGGGCACTGCAATGAAAGAATCAACAGGCAGACCATTCGCACACAACCGTAACAGTAACACAGGAGACAACTCATATGGTCTATTCCAGATCAATATGATTGGTTCGCTAGGCCCTGCCAGACTAAAGCAGTTTGACCTAGAGAGCAACAAAGATTTGTTTGACCCATACACCAACGCTAAGATTGCATTTGAAATGTCTGACGGTGGCAAGAACTGGTCAGCATGGAACGGACTTACTGAATCAACTAAGTCTTGGATGAAGAAGTTCCCACACTAAGGAGTATCATGGACATAAACAGCATAGCAAACATGCGTCTGTCTGACTTTGAGCAGATAGGCAAGATAGAATACAACAAGGGATTTAAGGCTGCACTTGAAACAGTAATTAAATTGTTAGACACACAGATGTGCGAGGACTACCTGGCTGACACGACCTGTGATCACGATGGCTGTGCCAAGATGTCCACCCTTGCCGAAGGCCTTTCGGGCGTAAAAAATAACATCGCATAAAGTTCGGCGGTAAATAAGAGAAACATAGCCTTGACACAAGGCCTATTCTCCTGTATACTGGATATATCCAAATATCCCACAATAAGGAGCACAATGCTTGTAGAACTAAAAACTGAAGGCTTTTCTGCCGTCGTACCCTATCTCCAGACACTTCCTGCCATGCTCGTAATGTCTGTATCCGCAACCAACAATCCAGCAGTCCAGATGAAAAGGACTATGGAACTACTTAGGGACAACATTGCCCCTGATATCGTTGATGAATTTGAGCAACTAAACTCACTCCAGATGCAAGATCTTTTGCAGCAATGGCTTGACAACGCCCTTGTCTAAGGGTATAATTAATATATAAAGTTTCCGTTAAACAAAGGACAAACATGCAAACTTTTCTACCATACAAATCATTTGTTAATACCGCACGAACTCTAGACAATAAGCGACTCAATAAGCAGATTCTAGAGTGCTACCAGATCCTCAAGGTTATCTCGTCAAACGACCCACACGCTGGATGGCGTAATCATCCTGCTGTCAAGATGTGGCGTGGCTATGAGAAGTCACTATGGAACTACACTATGTGTATGGTAGATGAAGCGGTTATCCGTGGCATCAGGACAGATGGGAATATGCGAAACCTATTAGCGTTACGTGAGAATGTGGGACACACATGGGGTTCTGGTGACCCTAAGTGGATGGATGACAAGACCATCATGGCACGTGTCACAACCACACACAAGGCTAACCTATACCGCAAAGACCCAGAGCAGTATTTCGACTTCGCTACCGCCGTCGAATCCAAAAACAATCTACCCTGCTGCGACAGATGCCAGTACTATTGGGTAACACACAAGGAGACCGTATGAAACTAATTATCGCAAAGGCTGTGTACTATTCTAGCCTAGTGCTTCTGACCGTTGGTCTGATCACTGGAGTTGTTATAGTCCTTTACTGGCTACTGTCTAACCCAAGAGCATTTGAGTTCGCTGTATCTCTGTTTGGTCTTGGCCTAGGCTTCTTTACTCTCGGCATTGCCTTTGGCTGGTCTGAGAAATATCTGGAAAAAAAGAAGGTGTATCGTAATGATTAAAGTAGAGAGCGATATGCTCGTATTGGATTCGTCTTTCACCAAGGAAGATGCCCTGGCTATCAACCAGTTTGTTGAGATCATTAAACGACAAGAACGTGAACGCATCGTCAAACTGCTAGAGAACATCTATGACTATCCTCAAGAGTGGGATTACGACAATCCTATTGAATCTCTAATCTCTATTATCAAAGGAGCGAACAAATGATAGGCGATTACTTTGAACAGTTTAGGGAATGGCTAGCGTTCAAGATTTATCCAGAGTTTGGTTTCTATGTTAAGGTAGCCAAGGCTATGGGAGAACTGAACGAGAACGACAGAATTGTTGAACTCATTGAACAGTCTGCCTTTAAGAACAAGAAAGCCATCATAGACCTGATTGAAACTAAGTTCACACCATTGAACGATGTTATAGAGAGACTAGACGACGCTTCTGAGGATCAAACATCTTAGGCCTTTTCTTAGAAGCCTTTCCGTTCTGACGGTCTGAGTTGCGAGAACCTTTAACTTTATTTTTCATATAGAAAGTATACCACAAATGAAACTACCAAATATATTTAAATGGCGATTACGCCTAGTCCAGCAAGGCTATGACCTTGGCTGGCAACATGGCTATGAGGCAGGTATGGAAGAAAACCATAAGCAAATCATAGACCTATTGAACAAGCACATCCACGATGTTGACTGGCTCAAGGAAGATCCATACACTCGTAAGGAACTTGTAGAGGTCGTCAGGGAACACGCAAGAGACAAAGAGCCAGTAGGATGGGAGAAGTAATGGAGCCAAGAGATCCAGGGTACAGTATCTTCAAAGGTGCAAAACCAGAACCAAAGGTAGTATACGAACTACCAGATGGAACAACAACTATCTGGCTTAGTGAATACATTGATGCTATGGTACAGGCAGAGCAGGATCGTATCATAAAACTGCTAGAACAATACAACACGTGTGCTAATGAGTTGGGGCATGATTACGTTCCAGATTGCTATTGTGAGGCTATCGCTCTTATCAGGGGAGAAATATGAATGTAGGACAGGCTATGGCCTATGTAGTAGCAGTTACCTATCTCGCTACGTTTGTGTACTTGATCTTCGTCTGGAACAAAGACGACAAGAACAAGCGTTAAAGTTTCGGGGAATTTAAAGTGTGCTTCGTAATCCCTAGTATAAGATATAATTAATACATGAAAGACAAATACAAGTATATGATATTTCCAGATAGAACCTATGTCCTGACATTTGAGTTTGGATCAGTAGAAGTTAGTGGTGAAGATATCCTAGCCATGTTTCGTAGAGGTGCACTTCTAGACACTATTCTTGATGACTTATCCACAGATAACGATCATCTCGACATAGGCGAATTATAGGCATAGACCCCCCATTTTTACACAAAGTTATCCACAGAAATAGGTAAGTTATCCACAGATAAATGTTACTGAAAATGGATCAAAGTGGAGGACAGTGGAGGAAATAATATTTGTATGGGTAATGGAGCACATTATTAACAGGCTTCGTAATCATTTTCCCACATAACCCCCTATCCAAATACCCAAATACCCCCTATCACACATATCCCCATTTGTCAAGTATGCACAATATCCCCAATTTGTCAAGTATTTTTTGTATAATTTTTGGGGAAAAATGTGCCAAGATCGTAATGTTATTTATATAAACATATATCTTTTTTGCTAAAAGTTATCCACAATTTGGGGATAATTATATAGGGATCGTAATGTATATTATACTAGGGGGATTTGGTATCAAAGGTTGTTTGCATACCCTGGCTTCGCCAGCCCTTCGGGGGTATTTAAAGAAGGATCGTAATATCCCTAGTATAGTATATACAAATACAACATAGGCATATATGTCTGATAAGTTATTTGGGGATATTTGTTATGTGATCGTAATAAAAAGTTCAGCGATTTTTTTGGAAAGGATCGTAATGTCTTTTTCAGGAGAAATTATCTTGGGATCGTAATGATATATTGGGGAAAAAATATTTGGGGATCGTAATCAATTTGTTATATTGGGGTATTGACATTTGGGGTGGGGTGCGTCGATGCAGGCCGATCCCCATTGCTGGAGACCGTCTGTCTTACTTTATGTGATTTAGGTAATGTTGAGTATCATCAAGTTTTGACACAAGGTCAAAGTATTTCTCAATCATTTTCTTACCGCTATCTGTGAGCGTAGCGTGTTTGATGTAAACAGAGGTCGCAAGAGAAAAGATGTTGGCGTTCTCTGGGTCGTTGTAAAAATCGTGTAGTGCTGACGCAACAATTTCGTCATCATAGTCATAGGCGTAGTCAAGGTAAATATTTTTTAGAAACTCTACCTTTTGGTCTAATGTAATTTCGCTCATACCCCTATTATCCCATAGTCCGTTCTACTTGTCAAGCATTTCTGCAAGTGTTTCGAAACCTGTGTCTTCTAACTCTAATGCTGCTAGAAGAATATCAAATGCTTCGTTGATGAATGTTGATGCTAGGTCTGTCTTCTCTACAATGCCCTCGCTGATAGCGTATGCTAGTGGTAAGCCGAGATCGTTGTATTCTACGAAGTCTCCGAACTGTTCGTCTCCACGATAGTCCATCCACAAATCCGATAGGATGTTGCACTTGCTAATAAAGTTTGTTGTGTTGTTCAATTTGCTTTCTCTTTTCTTCTTGGGCTGCTTCTGCAATTACCATAAATCTATTGTAGATAACTGTTGGTGCTATTCTCGCTAGATGAACACCTACTCTGTCTAAGTCAATGTTTAGATGTCCTATGAGTTTGGCAATCGCATTCACTACCTTTTCTTCGTCTGTTGTTATTCTTCGTCTCATACCTTTTCCTATTCAGTTATACTTTCCAATTGTATCAAAAATGTGGGGGAAAGTCAATAGCAAGAAAGTAACTACTGACCTTCCCCCTGTGTAGTACGATAGGCAACCCCTCACCTATTGTCGTACTACGTTCCCTAGGAGTAATCTCAAC